GTGTCTGCCGATGCTGATGGTCTTCTTGCTTCCATGAAGCTCGACCTTGGTTCCTTCGGTGGTTCTGCCGGTAACTCAATTCCTGTCGGTCAGAACACCAGTGCTATCTCGCCACTGGCTGTTATCAACCGTATGGCTCGCAAGCTAGACCAGCAGAACGTTGATCGTGACGGTCGTTGGCTAGTTGTCGATCCGGTCTTTGCCGAGCAGCTTAATGACGAAAACTCAAAGCTCCTAAGCAATGACTTTGCCGGTCGTCAGGATGCCGGTGATATCCTCCGTAACGGTCGTGTTGTCGATGGCATGGTTCGCGGTTTCCGCATCTACATGTCCAACAACCTGCCGATTATCGGTACTGGTCCTGGTACTGTTGCTACCGGTGGTTCGTCCAGCAACTTCGGTGTTATCATCGCTGGTCACGACTCTGCCGTTGCAACAGCTTCTCAGATTGAGAAGACCGAGACTTTCCGCGACCCAGACAGCTTTGCTGACATCGTTCGTGGTCTGCACCTTTATGGCCGTAAGCTGCTTCGCCCAGAGGCAATCACTCGCGCCACTTATAACGTGTACGAATAAGGGAGGTATGAATCATGGCTTATGATCTAACTAATGGTTCCACTACCAACCACATGGCACGTTCTGGTGCTAACGTACCCTACACCGTAGAGAAGACTGTCTCTATGGCTGACGCAACCACTGCCAAGGGTTCTGCCCTTGCTGACTCTGATGTTCTAGAGGTTATCCCGGTTCCGGCTAACACTCTAGTTCATGGCGCGGTTGCTTATGTCGAGACTGTTGATTCCTCGACCGCAGCCACTTTTGATATCGACGTTGCCGCTGGTGACGACTTTATCGATGGCGGTGCTTTCAACGCTGTTGGCTGGGCCGCTGCCGGTTCAAACGGTCTGCTCCCATTCGGAGCTAACTCTGTTATCGTTAATACGGCTGATACCATTGACGTAAAGCTAAACGTTGGTGGTTCTGTCGTACCGGCTGACGGCGTTATCCGTGTTGTTGCTTACATGTCTGACCTTGCCGAGATCCCTGGTCCGGCTGAGGTTGGTCGCGACTTCGCCTAACAAACTTGGGGAGATCCTTCGGGGTCTCCCCTTGACTACTTGGGGGTTGCATGGTACAATTACATTGTTCAGTTTCAGAAGATACTCTCAAGTCTAACTATGAGATTAACAAGAATCGAGACCTACCATCTCTCTCTAAATTAAAGAACAGCCCACATAAATGTAGTGAAGAAATTAATATCTGTGCTGCCGGTCCAAGCATTAGACAGTTTGAGAAGTTCCTTCGTATTTCAAAGAACGATGTATTCGCATCTAAGACTGTTGATTATCTAACTTCTATTGGGTGCAATCCTAGATACAGCGTATCTATTGATCCTAGAGAGTCTGGCGATAAAGCCCAGATAAACAAAAAAACCAACTACATTATTTCCTCTCAGTGTGATCCTAGTCTCTTTGACGCTCTACAGAACTACAAGACATATATGATAGATACTGTCACTTCCAAGACGTGGCAACCTTCTGATAAATGTATGTCTGCCGGATCTAACTCCACAGTTCACGCTATTCTGTTATCTGTCTGGCTTGGATACAACAAGATAAACCTATTCGGATTTGATTGCGGTTATAACAAAGTAGTAAACGATTACCGAGTCAACCGAGAAAACAAACACGACGAAACCCATAAAGAAGTAACCGTATCC